GAAAAGGAGGATTACACCAAATGGCAAAAGCAACAGCAAAAAAAGGCAAAAAGGGGAAGAAGGGCAAGAAAGGCGGAAAAGGTAAGGGTGGCGGTGGCGGAGGAGCGTAATCCTTAACGGCTATTCAAAAAAGCGGGAGCGGAGCAATCCTCTCCCGCTTTTTTTTTATCCTTATGAACCTCTGGGGCGAAACAATAGATTATTTGAAGGGATACGCCGAAAAGACGGACAAGATAGCTGTTGGGTTTTCTGGCGGTAAGGATAGCCTTTGTGTTTTAGATTTATGTAGCAGGGTGTTTAAGACGATCTATTGCTACAATATGGAGTTTTGCGGTGGGTTTAAGGTTGACCGAGATCAGATGGAGTATGGGAAGCAAAGGTATGGGGTTAAGGTTATACATTACCCCCACTTCGCCTTCATTACCGCACTTAAAAACGGAATATATTGCAACGAAACCGAGGAAACGGAAAAGCTGCCCGATTGGACGCTTCGGGATGTATATGATTTAGTAAGGCAAGATTTCAATGTGGATTACATTGCCCACGGAGCGAAAACTGCGGACGGCTTATGGAGGCGTAAAATGTTTAACGCCACAAAGACTTGGACTGATATTATCTACCCGATTAAAACTTGGACTAAGCCAGCGGTTATGGCTTATATGCGGATGCAAAAGATACCTATGCCCCATATGAGCGTGGGGCATACAACGGGTGCTACTGGTAGGACAAAGAACGGCACAGGCATTGATTTGACCGACCCATCTATTTGGTATCTACACGACAATCATCCAGAGGATTATAAAAAGCTATTGCGTTGGTTTCCATACGCTCACGCTGCCGTGTGTCGGCGGGATTGGTATGGGGCAAAGGCTTATAATGATTGTCTCGATGCCGACACTTAAAAAAGGGGTATTCCACAGATGACAAATTATCAGAAGTTCACAATGGTAGAAATTGACCGAAATATGCTTAAAGACGCTCCCTATAATCCAAGGGTGATGGAAGATGAAAACAAGCATAAGCTGAAGAACGCCATCAAAAATGTCGGGCTTGTTCAGCCTATTGTTTGGAACAAAAGAAGCGGGAATATTGTGGGCGGACATCAGCGGGTGGGCATTTTGGATGATCTCGAGAAAAACCAAAATTATAAACTAATGGTTTCCGCCATTGATGTGGATGAAAAGACCGAGAAGGAGTTAAACATCCTTTTGAATAACCCCGAGGCTCAAGGGGATTGGGATTTGGAAAAGCTACAATCCCTTATACCCGAATGTGACCTCACTAATACAGGATTCGATTTAGCCGATGTTTACCAGCTTTTAGGTCAGAACCCCGACACGCTGGACAATGATGGGGTTATAGCAATGGCCGAGACGCTCCACAATTTAAGGGAAACGGCCAACAAGTTGAGTTGTTTTAGCGAAAAAGTTCCAGAGGGTCAGGATTACTACAATGTGGTTGTTTTTCGTGGGGCAAAGGAGCGGGAGGAGTTCTGCAAGCTAATCGGCCAAGAAGATAATCGTTTTATTGATGGGCGGTCTCTTCACGCTTTCCTAGAAAAAGCAAAATCAAATTCTGGCACAATTTCTCCTGTTTTAGAGTGATACCACTCTGCAAAGAGTCTTCTATGGCAATCGTGCTCCTCCAGATCGCAAAAGCAACATATCAAAGCAATCATTCCTGTTTGACGAAATTCTTTCATCTTGGCAAGTATTTGGGATGCGTTTCTATCCAGAAGCTCGGTATATTTTTGCTTATAGGTTGGGTGGATGTCGCCATTATCCAAGCATTTGTGAGCGAAGATTTCACGGGTCGGGGCAATCTCCGAAAAGTGAAAGTCGGATTTGCAGAATCTACATCCGCCAAGGCTGGCACGGACAATGATATATTTGTGCCGAGGCATCTTCGAGGCCAGCGTGAATCGTGATGTGTATATCATTTGTATATGTTGAAGGAAAATAAAGATGATGGCAACAAGAATCTTGAAGAAAGTGTTCTTGGGGTAGCAGATAAGATTCTAAGACGAAATGTATTGAACATCGTCAGGAAGGTTCAGGATGGTAAGACCCTTTCAAGCACAGAACTTGCAGTTGTTCAGGGTTTCGTTGAACAACCAGATAATTCGCCGACGGGTGTTGCGTGGGTACAGAATCAGACCAGCCTTGCCCGTGAATTAGGGGTAAATCGCAAAACTATTCAGAGATGGATTAAGATTGAGGGTTGCCCAGTAACGGCATCAGATGGTCGATATAATGTAACTGAGTGGAGGACTTGGGCTAAAAACAATAATTTCAAGGTAGCCGATGAGGGGGATGATGATGACGAGACAAAATTAAAACTTGAGGCGAAGCGACTTCTGCTCATTAATCAGAAATTAGAGTTTGATTTGGCAGTCAAGCGTGGGGAGTACACCAACAACGACGATGTTGAAACAATGTTTGTGATGATGGTTCAGAACGCTAAAAAGGTACTCCTTGCACTACCATCCAACGCTTCTCCACAGGTAGTGGGACTAAGTGTTCCAGAGGCAGAGATACGACTACGAGAAATTGTGGATGAATCCTTAGCACAACTCCAGAGGCAATGGACGGATTAGCAAAAATAAAAAACGCTATTCATTTAGCGTGGAAACCAAGTGATCGGCGATCACCTTGGGAGTGGTGCGAGGAGCATATTATTGTCGATAAGACATCCCCTTTTCCTGGTCGCTGGCGTTCCGCCACCTCGCCTTGGGTAAAAGAGCTTATGGAAGTGTTCGCCGACAATCGGGTCACAGATATTGCGGTGATGTGTTCAGCACAATCCGCAAAAACGCAGACCATTATGAATCTAGTCTGCTGGGCTATAAGCGAAGATGCGGGGCCGATGATGTGGGTGACGGCGGCTCAGGATGAGGCTGCGACCTTTTGCAGAACCCGCCTTTGGCCAACCCTTATGCGTTGTAAGCCTGTCGCTATGCAATTACCGACAAACACTCGTGAAATTCGCTCCCTTGAAATCAATTTCCCCTCGATGCCTTTTGTCGTTACTGGCTCGAACTCTCCATCAAAACTACAATCCAAGCCAATACGATGGCTTCTATTAGACGAGGCCAGAAACTACCCAGCGGGGGCTTTGGATATGGTGTTGAAGCGTACTCGTGCCTATTGGAACGCCCGCCGTGTAATTATATCCACCCCCTGTACGGAGAAGGATGCGGTTCACACCGCCTTTATGAGTGGAGATCAGCGTAAATGGTTTTGGCCGTGTATGGGGTGTGGAGAGTATAATCAGTTGCTATTCCCGAATATGAAGTGGGATACGAACGAAAAAACAAAGCCTACCGAAAAGTGGGATTTTGAGGAGCTGGCAAAAACAATACGATGGGCTTGCCCCAAATGCGGACACGAGCATTTCGACATCCCCAAGGTCAGAAAACATATTTGCTCCGAGGGTATATGGAAAAAGGAGAATCCGCTCGCCCCCCGAAATCGGGTGTCTTTCCATTGGAACGCAATGCTTCCGACTTGGGTTAGCTGGAGAAGCGTGGTTGAAGAGTTTATTAGTAGCTATAAGGCTCTAAAGTGGGGCGATCATCTGCCCCATAAGACTTTTATCAATGAGACGCTGGGCGAGTCGTGGGAAGATCGGTTTGGGGATACGGAAAAGAAAGATCATCTGATCGCAAGAATGTTGGATTATGACCCCGCCGAAAAGTGGGAACTGGAAAAGAGAAGACTTATGAGCATAGATGTACAGCAAGATCATATGTTCTATGTCGTGCGAGCTTGGGGAGCTGGCGGGATAAGTCGGCTTATTGCATACGGAAAAGCGTTCAACTTCGATGAGATCAAACACAAGATAACGGAATATTCGGTGCAAGACGAAAATGTTGCCATCGACAGCGGATACAGCACCGCCACTATCTATAAGGCGATTGTGGAGTCGGGCTATAAATGGAAGGCACTCAAGGGAGACCAAGGGAAGTATTATGTGAATCCCAAAGGCTTACGCTCTATCTGGACAAAATCTGCCGTTGACCCTTTTATGGGGACGAGAACGCAAGGAATCACCCGTCCAATTCAATTATTCATTTTTAGTAGTTCGAGCACAAAGGATATGCTTTCGCTGTTTATTCGTGGTCTTACCAGCGAGTGGAGCATCCCAAGGGGGGTGAGCGAGGATTACCTCGACCAGATGACCGCCGAAAAACGGCAAGAGTTCACCGACCCCAAGGGCAGGGTTTCATACGAGTGGGTGCGTATGCGAAAAGCCAATCACTATTGGGACTGCGAACAAATGCAATTAGTCGGTGCAGTCGCCACAGGTATGGTGGGCGATGTCGGCTTTATAGCTCCTCGTAAAGAGACACCAAAGGTTGAATCTCCGCTTTCCACGCCTTTTTTTGGCTCTCATCCCACTTCTCGGAGGCTTCCAGTAGTTGGCTGACGAGGGTACGCACCTTGCTTGTTAGGGTGCGTACTGGTGCAGAATCATCCCTTTCCACATCGGAATAAGCACTTCTGACCCGCATTGTAAGGTCACGAGTGGAGAGACTTTCTTTTTGGATTTTCTCGAGCCATTCTTTTCTGCTGTCCTTATCTAGGGGGGCGAGAATCTGATAGTGCTTGTGGGATATATTGTCACGCCGAGATGACATCGGAAACTCCTTAGCTATCCATTTTAGATTCCTTAAATACCCCTCATCAAATCCTAGTTCGCTCGATAGGGTGGCGAAATTCTTCCTTTCGCCGAAGACAAGCCAATCGCCAATACACCAATTCAACATTTTATTCCCGACCAGTAGTTGCTTACCAATCTCAGCCCACTCTTCTGCGGTGGTGCTTTCATCCAAGTTTAACCCTAGCTTTTTATTTTTTTGAATAATTTCGATGGTTGAGTTCACTATATTTCTTTCTTGCCACATCTGATTTCATAAAGGGGCGTGGTGGCAATTTGTGTGCCCCTCTCAATCGGAGAAGATGTCGTGAGACAGCTTGTTTGCTGATGCCGTGCCTACGGGCAATCATCGTTTCCGAAATTCCTTCTCTTTCATAAAATCCGCAGAGCATTGCGTAACATTCCGCAGTCAGTCTCGGATTCTTGCTTTCCAAAATATTCCCCAACATCACATCAACAACACGCATCGGCGAGGAACTTTCCCTTTCTTGTATAGGCTCAATATCGTCCATCGGGTGATGGTTGTATGACGCTAGATGGGATTCCGCCATATCTCGCATCACCCCAAGATGATGTATAGGCGATATATAGTCAAGCTATATCTAGTTGACATAGTGGCCGTAAATATATTATGCCCGCATCTTGGCTTACTATTTATCGCAGATATACGGCCAATCAGCTTGCCGATGAGATCGGTAAACTTAAGACTCAGCTCGATAACCCCTATGAGTCAGTCACAAGCGGGAGTAAATCAGCCACCAGAAACCTAGAAAACCTAGCGGATAGGCTGGAAAAAGCACTTAGGGTACAGGCAGAGAGAAGCGGGTCTTTCGTTAGTAGGACTTACGCAGATTTTAGGCAATGACCCCCATCCCTAAGCCAATTTCGGCCTTAAACCCGATAGATAAGGCAATTTCGGTCATAAGCCCTCGGCTCGCCCTAGAGAGGGTTCGGGCAAGACAGGTTCTTATGGGTTACGATGAGGGGGTTCGCCAGAATAATCGTTACCGAAACACGGCCTCCTCCTACCAAAACACCTCCTCGACTTCGACCCTCAAATTGCGTGACCGCACGCAGATTATGTGGGAGGCGAGGGATTTGGTGGACAATTCTGCCCTCGTAAAGTCGATTATTTTTAGAATCGGCTTATATGTTTGTGCCAAAGTTCGTTATCAGGCCAGAACAGGGGATAATGCGGTTGACCAGCAGATCGAATCGGTTTGGCAATCCTTCACACAAAATTGTGATGTGACAGGCAGAAATTCCTTCAGGAAGTTATGTCAGCTCGCTCTTGTCGGAATGTTAAGAGACGGAGACTTCGGCTTTGTCATCGTGAATGACAAAAACGGCATCAAACTCGCTCCGATTGAATCCGATAGGATTGGTTCGCCTTACGAAAGTTTGGCTGGTGAGGGGTATGTACAGGGCGTGTTTATTGATACGATTGGGAGGGCTTTCCGATACCGAATATTCAATCGGACACGAGAGGGTAGCTACCTCACCTATCAAGATTACGAGGCAAGAGATTTTATCCATATATTCGATTCGCTTCGGGCAGACGGATACAGAGGGGTGAGCGGATTGGATTCGGTAATCGCAAGCGGGACTGCAAGAGACCTGTATGAGATTTTGCAAAACGAAAAGATCGCCACAAAATGGCAGACAGCACAGGCGGGTATAGTTAAGAAAACTGGTGGAGAGGCTGGCTGGGATGTTACCGCCACATCTGATAAGCGTCTCGAAAAGGTTGAGGCTGGCACAATCAGTTATTTGGAGGCCAATGAGGATATTATTCCATTCGGCGTGAGTCGCCCCTCGGTTACATTCACAGGCTTTATTCAGACGCTCGTGCGAGAAGTTTGTATGTCGCTGGGCGTTCCTTATGGATTCTTCTACGATATGTCAGCCCTCGGTGGTGCGACCGCTCGCCTCGAGAGTGCTCAAGCACAGAGGTCATTCGAGCATTACCAAAATGTCCTAGAGGACAAGTTTTTGAATCGAATCAAAAACATTGTCATTGCTCGTGGAATTACCGATGGCCTTATACCGAATGTCCCCAAGTGGAATAACGGGGTTTGGCAATATGGTGCACATCCAACAGTAGATGTCGGGAGAGAGTCTAGTGCAAATATCTCAGAGGTGGCAGTAGGCTTGAAAAGTGCTGCCTCAATTTTCGGGGAACAGGGGTTAGACTGGCAGGAAGAGCAAGAACAGATAGCAAAAGAGAAAGCCAATATGCAGGAATTGGCGATTAAATATAAGCTGGATGTGGGGATGCTTGACCCACAGCTAAAAGAGGGGAAAGACGACCCCAAGCCTGAACCCGCCAAAGATGCCCCCAAGCAGGAGATGTCGGCCATTCAAGATCGCCTCGTCCAACAGCTTGTCGAAAAGGGGATGGGGGTAACTAAAGCCACCAGAATCGCACAAGGGACTCTCAAGAAGTCTGGTAATCTAAATCCAGACGGAACACCCACAGCGAAGGGTATCGAGAGGGGAAATATGTCGCCAGCGGAAAGGGCTATTGATCGTGCCATTAAATATTCGGGCGGTAAGAATCGACCCGAAGAATATCGCTACGACCCTGTTACCAATAGGGCGACCCTCAAGAGAGGTAGGCCAAGGAAATCAGACATCCCCAACGCAGACCACATCACCGACCCTGTAAAAAAACACCGCTTTCTTGCCACAATAATGCGTAAAAGGGCACGCCGTATAATGTACGCAATTCACGGCGATAAAATAAAAGGCAAGCACATAGACCATATTGACCATAACCCGCTAAACAACGACTTGAAGAACCTCCGCATAAGAGATGCCATTGAAAATAGAAGAGATAATGCCCGCAAAAATGTGCCTTATGTCAAAAAGTTGACATAAGAAAATATCATATGAAGCACACCTTCACAGCGTTAGCCAAGGGCGAGGTCAATAGGGAACAGGGGATTATCTTCGCCGTCTCCCTTATAGAGATGGGTGTAGCCAAGGGGCACAACCTTATTATCGACCAAGTCACGCTTCAGCAAGTAATGGATAAGTCAAAAGTTTATGATAACGGATTAAAAGTTAAGCTGAACCACGGCTCTGGAGTGGAGGCAATCTGCGGTAGAATTAAGAATATAAGGGTGCTGGGCGACAAGTGCGTGGGTGATTTTCACCTACTCAAAAGCCATCCACGCTACGACCTTATACTGGAAATGGCCGAGTTACAGCCCGACACATTCGGGATGTCGGTAGCGTTTCAAGGCAATCCCGAGCCAGTTCCTACGGGTTTAGCAGCTCGTGTTGATGAAATATTTTCGTGCGATTTAGTTTGCGAGCCAGCCGCTACGGAAGCTCTTTTTGAGGAAAAGAAAATGTGCGACACAGACCAGCGTGAGAGAGAAGGGAAGGCTGGCGACGACGAGGCGTATCTCGGAAAACTTAGCTCGATGCTCGACAGGATTGAGGTGGGACTTGAGACGGCCTTTAAGAAGAAGGGTAGATGCTGGAAGGGTTACGAGCCAGTTGCGGGAAAAACGCCCTACTCCGATGGGAGTTGCAAAAAGATGTCGAGGGGTCTCCTCCTTTTGCAATCCATCTTAAAAAAAAAAGTTGAATTAGAGAAGCATTACAGACCCACAAAGTCTGGTGCAGGAATGACGAAGGCGGGAGTGAAGGCTTATAGAAGGGAGAACCCAGGCTCAAAATTAAAGACGGCTGTTACTGGCAAGGTAAAGAAGGGTTCAAAAGATGCCAAGAGAAGAAAATCCTATTGTGCAAGATCGGCTGGTCAAATGAAGAAGTTCCCCAAAGCAGCGAAAGACCCCAATTCCAGAATCCGACAAGCCCGAAGGCGTTGGAAGTGTTGAATCATCGTTGACAGCGAAAATAGCTATATGGGAACTAACATTGTCGAAGCCAAAGGAACTGAGAACGCAGAGAAGCCTGAAAAAGATACCAAGGTTGGCGAGGAATCGGTGATGGGTCGTATGGCCTCTCTCGAAGCTCGACTGAAATCCTTTGAGGATGCCTTGCTCTCCGCCAAGAAGGATGAGGAGGACGAGGAGGAGGAGGAGGAAACTGAAATGTCTTATGGCAAGGATAAGGAAGAAAAGGAAAAAGAAAAAGAATTATCCAGCCAAGAAGCCATCCAGAGCTTGGTTCGCAATGAGATCGTAAAACAAC